GGTATCTAAGTAAATATATTCAACCCATAATTCTCCATTACAAGCATCTATCGGATTTTTTTCTTTTGTAAAATTATTATTATTCATAAAATCGGCCAAAGAATTAAATTGAATATTAACAACTACTTCATTAAATTGGAGAGCCACCAACGGTAATGCTAAACCAATATTTTTACAAAACCAAAATTGAAGGGGAATTGATATTCTACCTAAATTTACAGTGGCGTTTTTATCAGGATTACCCGAAACACCACCCGCGAAACTCATTCTTTGATAATTACTATATTTATGTACTTCTCCCTCGCTCTTATATCCATTCATTTTATGACTTACTTTATGAGTTTCTCCAGATTGTTTATAATTCAATCTAGAATATACTTCCATCCAATGTCCAGGATGTATATCTATTACTTGACCACCGATTAATAATTCAACTTTATCAAACATATAATTTCCAAAATTTGACGGATAATTAAATTTATCATTCAATGTAAAATCAAAATAAATTCTATGTATTAAATCTCCATCTCTAGATATTTCACATTTACAATTTCGTCCTGCTTTAACATCTCCTTTAAGTGTTTGATTTATTAATTCTGTTGAAAAATTTGTATATCTTCTATATACTACTTTAAAAAATGTAATTTGTGGATTTCCTGTTAAATATACATCTTGAGCTCCTTTTGATACAAGTTGGATTAAACCACCACCCATTTATAATATAAATATATATAATAATTGTTTATATAATTAATTCGAATACGCCAATCCACCCATACCGCTCATAATTCTCAATACATTGTAATTTATAGCATATACTATCATTGTACTTGTTAGGGGTAAATTGGTATATCCATGATTCAACGTTGGCATATGATGGCTGGCATCTACCTCTTTTTCTTGTTGGTGTGCATCACAAAAATCTTGAATATCTTCTTGACTTGGATTTAAATGTAAATTTTTAAATGTTAACATACAGTTATCTATTCTTGAAAAATTACAAGAACCTGAAGGTTGATGTTCTTCTGGTTTTAAAGCGAATGAATAAACTCCAATACTATCTTGAATTCTATTCAGTTCATTATTTTCCTGTGTGTGACCACACCCACCATTTTGATAATGACCTTCCCCTCCTACAATTTGAGGGTTGTGTGAATATAATTGAACAGGTCCAGAATGATGTTTATGAGCTTGATATCTGGTGAAATAATATAATGGTTTATCAGCTGCAAATCTATCGTGATTATTTAACTTTAATGATACAGTTGTATCATCTGAACCTATTCCGGGCAACCATCCCCCCACACTATCTTTAATAAAATCAGTACTATCTGCTGAAGAAACTCCACAATATGTACCATTGGCTTTAAGGTCGGGCCACATATGTGTCACATCCCTATTTTCGCCCCATTCACCACAAAATATTAGTTCTTTAACAGGATGATTAAATGCTAATCTAAAAGAATTAGAAGCCCCGTTGGTTACATAATGTTCTTCTCTTTGAACTTGTTCTATTAAATATTCATGTGTTACTTGTGCGAACCTCCTTCTTTCTTCGGTATCTAAATAAATATATTCACAATATACTTTAAGGCTATCTGATGATCCAGATTCTCCACCAAATATATCTTTACTAAAAACGTCTTCAGATGCAGTTATAATTTCACCAGTTGGGTCGTAATTTTTCATTGGGTAATTACTTTTAAATTTTATATTAATTTTAATATCGTGGTATTGTAAAGCAATTAATGGTAATGCTAAACCTGGATTTTTACAAAACCAAAGGGGTATAGGTATTTGTAAGTGTCTTGGAAGATTACTTTTATTCTTAATTTCCGATTTAGATACGCCATCTACACCCCCCGCTCCCGTCATTTGTTGAAAATTAGTATTTTGGGGGATATTATTAGTTAAATCGCTTGAAACCGAATATTTAAAATTATCTTTAGGATGTTCTTTTGTCCCCGAGGGTGGTGGATCTGATATAGTATTAACCATTTGTTTAGAATATGATCCAATTACTTTACTATGATTAGGAATAGTTAATCTTGAATGAACTTCCATCCAATGTCCATATATTTTATCAATTTCTGTTCCCCCGATGTCTAGTCTAATCCAATCAATCATATAATGACCGAAATTATGAGGTATTCTTATATTCGCGTCGGGTTCTTTTGTTGGACACTGCCAATCAAGATTAATTGTATGTAATAAATCACCCGTTCGTGATATAATGGATGTTATGTTGTTGTTCCAACCAGGAATTCCATTTATTGTTTGTTCAATGTGTTCCATTGAAAAATTCGTATGTCGCCGATAAACTACTTTAAAAAAAGTAATTTGGGGGTTACCTGTTAAATATATATCTTGAGCTCCATAAGCCACCAATTGCATTAGACCGCCGCCCATATTTATATAATTAACTTAGAAAAAAAAAAAGATAAAAACGAACTAAAACATTTAATTAGAATAAGCAAGTCCACCCATCCCACTCATTATTCTTAATACATTATAATTTATAGCATATACTTGAATATCTCGTGGTTTAAAAATATCAGTATAAATTTTGTAAACTCGTTCCCCGACTTTTTCTCTGGTTACATCAGCACCTATTCCTTCATTAAAGGTAGGTATTGAATCTGTGTCATCACCTATATTTAAAGTTTCGGTTGCCAATCCCGTAAAATGAAGTGTAGCACTATCTATCCTTGAAAAATTACAAGTCCCCGATGGTTGATGTTCTTCTGGTTTTAATGCAAATGAATAAACATATACTGGCTGTGTCACAAAATTTTGTTCGGGTGTTTCATTGTCTATTTCATTTTTATCAAATAAGAAGTCCATATCGACATCACCCGTTGTCAACGAACCATACCCCGAATGATATTGCCAAACCTGTAATTGACTAAAATATCTAGCAACCCGTTTCGCAAATCTATCTTGACCATTCAAATTAAGTTGGACGCCCGTCTTTTTACTATCATTCTCTTTAATATTGTGCCAAGTTGGTTTATTATTTACATCTAGGCAAACCCACACTAATTCTTTAACCGGGTGATTGAAATGTAAATCTAAAGTAGCACTAGCCGAACTTATGGGATGCTTACTTGATTGAACCTGTTCAATTAAATATTCGTGGGAAACTTGTGCGAATCTTCTTCTCTCATCGGTATCAAGGTAAGCATAATCTACCCATAATTCAAGTCCGTCGGAAGGTCGTGTACCAGCCAAATATTTTAAGTTATTATCAGAATTGGCTTTATTTAATTCCAGAATAAATTTGACTTCATGATATTGTAGAGCAATTAAAGGTAGAGCTAGACCTGGATTTCTACAAAACCAAAATGGTAAATTATAAATCCCAAGTTCTTCCATTCTTAATAATAAAGTTTGTTCATCACAAACTGGATTTACCTCATTCAAACAATTGAATGTTCTTCTATATAAATTGTCAAATCTATCAATACATTGTCCACCAATTTCTATACTGTATCTCATTGTATCTAATTGGGAATTCAAATATTCTCTAACAGGTCTCTCCATACCACCACCTGAATCTTCAAACTTATCAGTGGCTGATACTAGGTCTAGGGCATCTACTTTTACATCCCATTTTGCCTTTTCAAGGAACATATTTAAAATTAAATCCCCGTTCCTTGAAATAGTCCAATTCACTTGAGAACCACCACCCGACCTCGTTTGTTTTATAGATTCCATAGAAAAATTTGTATGTCTCCTGTATACTACTTTAAAAAAAGTAATTTGAGGATTACCCGTTAAATAAATATCTTGAGCTCCATATGCTACCAATTGCATTAATCCTCCACCCATTATTATATATATATATATATATAATATTTTTTTTTTTTTAAAAAGAACATAAATATTTATTTTTCATATTTATATAAATTATGATCTTAATCTATAAATTTGTTAAATATTCCTTCTTTATAATTACAATGTAATTCTAATACCTGTTCTACGGGTTTCATTATTTGGTTTGATATATAATGTGAATAATCTAAATCTAATTTATTATCTAACATATATAGAGGTGTTTCAATTCTATCTCCTGGATTTATTTTCTTTTTTTTATATTTAGGTTTGCCGTCTTCAATAATTGTTTTATATTTTATTTTTTTATTTTTATAAAATCCATCTGGAATCCGTTTTTTTACTTTTTCATAACCATTCGACTCATATTCTTGTATTTTTTTATACATATATTGAATTCTTTCATTCGCTAATGGTTTATTCCCAGGATCTCTTTGGGTTATTCTATCTGCCAATACTTTATGAGGTATAGATTCTGGATTTTTGTAATAGTCATTTAACGATTTACTTACTATAAAATATTTCCTATCAAAAAGACCATTTATAATATCTTTTAAGGTTTTTTCTAACCAAATTATTGCTTTTTCATAATCTCGGTCAACTAATAATTTTTCTATTATATTTCCAAAAACATACTTAACAATCGGAGCATTATCACGCCTTTTCATAACAATTCCCATGGACGTTCTATTATAATTTTTTGTTTCAACATCTTTAATTGTTTCATACTTATCACCAATATATCTTTTTTTAGATATCAATACAAATGGATAAAATGTTTTTTCATATTCTAAATCTTGTGGTTTCTCAAGGATATTTCTTGTAATGTATTCCCCCGCTTGAATTCCACATTCAATACTAAATCTTAATGCATCTAACCCTTTTAA